TCTTCGTACCTCCCCTGCTGACAATGCAGCCATTACTGTAGCTAACACAAAAGGTAGGTTCCGTCTGAAGGACAATGTAACCCAATGGGGTATCAACGAGATTAGTTCTTATGGTATCACTTTTGATTGTGTGGAGGCACTATGAGTAGAGACATCACTACTGAAGTCTTAGACGCACTGGATGATGATGTAGTCTACCCCTTCTTTGCTGTAGACTTGGCTTTCTCTAGTGGCCCTCTGTATATGTGGTCTGGTTATGGTGATCTTGTCATTGGCTCTAAGACTTACTTAGGTGCAGGTACACTGTTGGCCCTCTCTAGTGTAGAGGAGACTACAGAGATGGAAGCTAAAGGGGCTTCTCTTACTTTGAGTGGCATACCCTCTAGTTTCCTATCATTGGCCCTTGCAGAGCCTTATCAGGGGCGTGAGTGTCGTATCTACTTCGGTATGACCAGTGCCCCATCTGCCTATGTGGAAATCTTCTCTGGTGAGTTGGATCAGATGAACATCTCAGAGGAAGGTAGTACGTCTAGTGTCTCTGTGACTGCTGAGAACGTCTTGATCAAACTTGAGCGTCCTGTAGTAAGGCGTTTCACCAATGAGGATCAGAAGTCAAGGTATCCTGCTGATCTGGGCCTAGAGTTCATTGCAGGGCTACAGGATAAAGAAATCTATTGGGGAAGAACCTCTAAATAGAAACTACAGCATAGATAGAAAGGCACCCGACATGCCAATCACTTACAGACAAGAATCACTGGTCTCCTACAAAGAGGATGCCACTCTCCTATTAGAACTACACTGGGAAGAGATTGCCCTCAACAAAGATGCTATCAAGTTGAACCCTGATTGGGATACTTACTTTGAACTAGAAGATAAAGGCAACTTGAAAATCTTTACTGCTAGGGAAGAAGGTAAACTTGTAGGCTACTTCGTAGTCATCTGTAGGCATCACCTACACTACAAGGACCACCTATTTGCTTTTAATGATGTTCTGTACCTACAGAAGGAATACCGTAAGGGTTTCACAGGTGCAAAACTTATGAAGTTCGCAGAGAAGTGCCTTAAGGATGATGGCATCTCTGTTCTTGTCGTCAATACAAAAAGACATAAGCCTTTCGATATTCTTCTGTCTTGGCTAGGCTATAAACATGTAGAGAACGTCTACACCAAACTATTGAGGGATTGATATGGCTATTATTGGTGGGGCTATTCTATCTACTGGTGTTACTGCACTGTCTGGTGGAACATTCATGGGTGGTTTTTTGCTAGGTGCTGGTGCTCTAGGTACTGCCATGACACACTTCCTTGTCACCACAGCTATGGGTGTTGCCCTTAATGCCCTTACCCCTAAACCCACCATCAGCAATCGTGGTAGCCGTGGCTATAGTCTGAATGGGGAGAGTGGCTCTGCTGTTGACCATCAGATCATCTATGGTATGGCTAGGGTAGGTGGGGTACGTCTCTATGACGCTTCTACTGGGGGAAACAATGAGTATCTCCATCGGATCATAGCCTTTGCTGGGCACAGGATTCAATCCTACGAACAAATCTATCTCAATGACGAGATTGTTACTCTGGATGGGTCTGGTAACGTAACATCTCCTGCTCGCTATAATGGCTATGTCCGTATCAAGTCCTACTTGGGTATGACTACACAAACTGCTGATACTGACCTTATTTCAGACACACTCTCTCTTCCTGAGAACGAGGGGCGTTGGACTTCAGCACATAGACTGCGTAATATTGCCTATCTCTATGTTCGGTTCAGGTACAACCAAGATGCTTTCCCTAATGGCATTCCTGTAGTCTCCGCTACTATCAAAGGCAAGAGGGTCTATAACCCAGATACTACAGTTACTGAGTGGACTGATAACCCAGCCCTATGTTTGAGAGACTATGTTTCTTCTGCCATAGGTCTTGAACAACCCGATAGTCGTATTGATGACGCTTCAGTCATTACTGCTGCTGCTATCTGTGATGACCCTGTAGGTGCTGATAAGCGTTATACCTGCAATGGTTCCTTCGTTACTTCACTCTCCCCTAGCCAAATCATCTCTGACATCCTGACTTCAATGGGTGGCCTATTCTGGTACTCTCAAGGTAAGTGGAGGATGAAGGCTGCTAAGTATATCACACCTACAGTAACCCTTGATGAGGGGGACTTACGTTCTGGTATCAGTCTCTCTACCCGTCATTCCCGTAGGAACAACTTCAACAAGGTTAAGGGGACATTCAGAGGCACTGAGACTGATTGGCAAACTGCTGACTACCCTACAGTCACAGACAGTGCCTTCCTTGTAGCAGATAACAATATTGAAAACGTAGTGGATGTGCCATTGCCATTCACTTCTGACTCTGTGACTGCACAACGATTGGCCAACATCTTTCTTCGTAGGAATAGAGAGCAACTTACATTCTCTGCTTCATTTGGTCTTAAGGCTTTCCAAGTACAAGTAGGTGACTTTGTATATATCAACAATACTCGTTTCGGTTGGTCCAACAAAGCCTTTGAGGTTACGAACTGGACTTTTGGTCTGGTGGATGGCCTTGATCTTCAGGTACAGATGACCCTTCGTGAGATTAGTGAAGCGGTGTTTACCCTCTTTGATGCTTCTGTCTTTGAGAGTAACAATACCAACCTACCTAGTGCTTTTTATGTAGAGCCTGTTGGCCTTGGCGTCACTGGGGAAGTTAGGATCATCAATGAGAACCTGACTGATGTTATTGTCGCTACTATCACGGCGACAGAAGCAAACAATATTGAGAGGGTCGAGGTTCAGTTCAAGAAGAGTGCTGCTACTAGATGGACAGTTATCGGTGTCGGTGATCTCGGTAGTTATGAGGCTGTTGCCGTAGACCCTAGTGCTACCTATGACATTAGGGCTAGGTCGTACAGTTTCCTTGGCGTCAAGAGTGAGTGGGTTTATTGGAATGGCTACAAACCTGTTGGTCTAGCTGCTCCTCCTTCGGATGTGACTAACTTCCGTGCCAATCTTAATGGTGGTGTGATTAGCTTTGAGTGGAATGCTGTCCCTGACTTGGACTTGTCCTACTACCTCATCCGCCATGCCCTAGAAGAGACTGGTGCTACCTTTGCTAATGCAACTACAGCAATCCAGAAGGTGTCACGTCCTGCTACCTCTGTAGCCATCCCCACAAGGCCGGGAACCTATGCTATCCGTGCCTATGATAAGCTGGGTAACCCCTCCATCAATAGCACCTCTGTAGTGGTCCCTGTGGCCGCTCTGGAAACGTTCACAAATAACCCAACCGATGTTGAAAGCCCTACGTTCCCCGGAACCAAAACAGGGTGTTCTGTTACCAGCAGTCAACTTCGGATCACAGATACGTCTGTGGCTCCTTCTACAGCAACCTACACCTTCACTGGAAACATTGATACTGGGGCAGTGCGTAGGGTCCGTGCCCGTGTAGACATAAACGTAAACCGTTACGATAGTGGTTCTGGGTTGTTCGATAGTATCTCTGGGTTGTTCGATAGCATCCCCGGACTGTTTGATGACTTCACTGGCGGGACACAGTTCGCTGACACAGATGTTCTAACCTACATCTCTATCACGGAACAAGACCCTGCTGGCACCCCTACTTGGTCTGATTACCAACTGTTCAAGGCTGGTGATTTCTACGGAAGGGCCTTCAGGTTCCAAGTAGTCCTTAACTCTGAAAGTGTTGGTGTGTCCCCAAGTATCTCTGGCTTGACTGCAAGAGTGTCCTATAACTAATCTTCCCCCGACAAACTAAAAGGAGCCTAGTAATGGCTACACATGACTACGTTATTGATAACCAGTCTGCTTCTGCTTTCAGGACAGACCTAAATAACGCTTTGCAAGCAATCCTAACACAGAACTCTAATGCCACTGCCCCCGCTACAACTGCTGCAAACATGATTTGGTACGATACAGCCAACGATCAAATCAAGAAGCGTAATGAAGCTAACAGTGCTTGGATTACTCTTGGTACTGTTGATGAGGGTGCTGGTACGTTTACCCCAACTGGACAACGTGCTCTAGCGTCTCAGGCACAAGCAGAGGCTGGCACTGACAATACTACAGTGATGACGCCTCTTCGTGTGTCTCAGGCTATCGATGTTCTGAGTATCTTCACTAAAGAGTATGTCAGCTCAAACCAGACAATCACGACTGGTGGTCTTCTAACTTTGGCGCATAGCCTAGGGGTTGCCCCAAAGAACATCTTCCTAGAACTTGTCTGTTCTACCGCAGAAAACAACTACTCTGTCAGCGACGTTATTGTTGTTAGCGTTAATAGTAGTAGCTCGACTTCCGGCACAAGACCTTTGGGTGTCTATTATGACGCAACAAACGTCTATGTTCGTTTTACAAGCAGCGAACCCCAACAGTTTCTCGGAGTAAATAAGACAACTGGGGTGGCTGTAGCTTTAACTAATGCCAACTGGCGTCTAAGAGTGAGGGCCTTCGCATGACGACCAAACATTATACTACGTCTGAAGGGGTTTACCTCGGTGGCTTTGGTGATGGTGCGACACCTGCTGATGGTGCGAGAGAAGTGGCTAGTGCTCCAACCCATGCAAGTCAGATTTGGGTTAGTGGGCAATGGCAATCTCGCATCTACACGCAATCTGAGCAAGAAGCCAAACGCCAAGCAGCATTTGTTTCTGAGGCTGATCCTTTGTTCTTCCAATGGCAGGCTGGGGAATCTACAGAAGAAGAATGGCTTGCTAAACGTCAGGAAGTCCGTGATCGCTATCCTTACCCTACTGAATAAGACGCAAGCTATCGGGTTTACACCCTCATAAGGAGAACTAGCAATGTCTTTGAAGAATAAAGTCTCTGGGGCTGTTGCAGCCGCTGTAATCCTTGTAGCTACCCCATTCATTGCCAAGTGGGAAGGGCTAGAGACTACCGCCTATAGGGATATTGTAGGGGTTCCAACTGTCTGCTACGGGGAGACTCGTGGTGTAAGGATGGGAGATAGCTACACCAAAGCAGAGTGTATGAAGATGCTCCAAGTAGCTGTAGGAGAGTACTATAGCAAACTAGAGCCTTGTATGACCAACAAGAACATGCCTGTGGGTGTTCAAGCATCCCTGTTAGAGCTGTCCTATAATGTAGGTACAAGTTCTGTCTG